AAGCTGGGTCTTTTGCCATAAAAAAATAAACCCCGATAGCTGCGAACTATCAGGGTTATTATTATTTAACCACTAAACACATAGGCGGTTCGCAGTTCGTCTATGTGTCTTATATACTGCAAATATAAACTAATTTTCTATAATTTCAATTTTTTGACAAATTTTTTTCATTTTATCTTTAAACCAATCTTCTGTATCAATTAGATTATTTGCTTGTTTTATATTATGAATTGCGGTTGTGTGGTCTTTAGTGCCACTATATGCGCTAATCTCTTTCAGGCTCAATTTAGTATATCGCCTGAGTAGATAGGCGGCAGCTTTCCGCCCGAAGGTAGTTTTTAAAGACCTATCTTTTTTCAGTACATCGCATTCAAATACTTCTTCTACTAATTTGACGATGCTTCTCGCACCTATATCCGCACCTATAGGCTCATTATCTTCTATGCCCAACAACCCTAATTGAGACATCATTTCGTGTAGCTGCAAATGGGTATTACGTTGCGCGTAGTATAAGTCCTTTAGTTGTCTTATTGAAACATCTTTATTTCTTGTTAGCATAATTAAAACGGCAATCCTTCCGTATCTTCTTTAGGTTTGAAATCATTTACATAAATTTTGTAATCGGGTTGCTTGTTATCTTCTGTCTTGTAGCTATTAGCCCACATTGAGTATTTAACATCATTGATTGTAAAATTAATTACTTCTCCTTTAGCGGTCTGCTTTTTCCAAGCACCTGCACTCCATTTTTTTTGTTCCATTTTTTACTTTTTTATTAGTGAATATTTACTTACAAATTTAGGTTGTTTCTTATTACCTACGTTAATTAAGTCGGACTGTATCTTATATCCTTTGCGTTTAAGTTCAAAGATAACTGCCGATAATCTTAGGCTATTAAACTTAGTTAGAGCCTGGATTGGTGTCAATGTTTTGCCCGAAAGCAAGTGGTTCAAGATTTGTTGTTTCTGTGTCATTGTTATTGATTGGGTTAAAAAATACAGGTTTGTCTAATTTGTTTTCATACTTTTTAATAAAGGCTAATAAGTCCTCGTATGCCTCTTCGTTATACCAAGCGTAATGGTAAACTTCTGCCAGGAGCATCTGCCTTTCAAATGGTAATAGTTCCCTCATTAGCTTTTCTTTATTGTTTCTTTAATCTTATTAAATTCGTCTAAACTCTTGATAGCTTTGATTTTCTCAATAGCTTTATACTTTTGTTCCTGAGTAAACTTTGTTTTGTCTAACTGCTCAATTAAGAACGCTTTTTGCCCTTCGCTTACTTCGTCTTTATGCTCATTGGTAGCATCTGCATCTTTGGTGTCATCTATTGCAAACAACCCGTTAAGTGCGTATTTACGAGCGTAGGAACTTGCCGCTCCCGTAATCTGTGAGCAGTCCATTCCTTTTTTGTTTTCTTCTTCACGAGCAAGACCTGTGCAAGTTATGTTATCTTCTCCGTTACTTAAACAAGCCGTAGCCTTTACATAAACTCGACCGCCTACTTCTATAACCTCATCGCTTAACATTAAAGCGTAGCCGTATTTATGGCAGATAGGTTTTGCAGCTTCGATTATATCTTCTGCACTTCGGTACTTGTATTTAGCAAAAGCGTTAAATTGGTTTTTAGGTGCTTTTAGTTCCTGTTGAATTTTAATTAGGCTCATTGTTATTTGTTTTGTATGTCTATGTTATAGTGTTCTAAAATTTCGATAATCGGTTCTTGTCTTTTCTTTAGGCTTACAAAGTATTCATAAGCTTGTGAATATTCCAAGTACATACTTGCGCTATCGTATTTGTTATCTACTAAAGTATAATAGAAAATTGTTCCGTCTGGCTTAGTTTCTTTTACAAATTCAATCTTCATATACTTCGTTTTTTAAAAGTTCAAGTTCTGCATTGTGTTCTACCCAACGAGTAAACGTGTAATCGTCATCTTCGTAATCGTAGTTTTTAGGCAATAAGGCAGGGTCATAAGGGTTTGTAGTACTCCTATCCCCGTCAATTAAGATGTTCCCGTATCGCTGATATTGGAACATTTGGTAGGTGGTTAAATGTGTCATTTTGTGTTTTGTTTACACAAATATACAACAATACACAATACAAAGTGCAAAACTATTAAAATATTTTAAAATTATTTTTGCAACAATGTTGCATTTGTACTTAGAAACGTACAAAATAACGTACAAAGTAAAGGTATAACTATACTAAAATTAGTATAAAGTAAAGCTAAAACTTGCCAAAGTCAGAAGTAAAATGCAGACAAAAGTAGTAGTATTACTACCTATAATAGCTTTTGGAAGTAAAGTTTGTCGCTACCCCCATAAGAATACTCTGGTAAGTAAAGCCTAAACCCACACGAGATTAAGTTATTAGCTGAAGGGAAGTTGTCTAAAGTTGTATATGTAATAGCTATATGGCAGAAAGTAGAAGCTGCTTTTAGCCTCGTTTTAATCATTCGTCTTTGTATGCCTTGCCCTCTATAATCTTTATGTACCCACGCCCTGTTGAAAATGCAAATGCCCTTAGAATAAATTGAGCCGCAATAAGCAACAATTCGGCTCATATCGTCAAGCATAACCCACCATTCACGATTGAATTGGAACTCGTCAGCGCAACCCTTAAAGTTTGGATTGGTGTAATCTAATTCCCTAAGTTGCTCGTAGGTATCTCTATCTAAGATGTTGCCGAAGCTAAATATCTTTTTGAGGCGCATTGTGTATCTGTTCAAGTTTGGTTAAATATAAAATCGCATCTTGTAGTTCCTGCTTCAAATGTGTTATCCATTCGCCTGTCGATAAATCTTCCCTGTCCATTGTGCAGTTGTACTTCTTTTTACCTACTTGCTCACGGCTACGCATATCTTCTATTACTAAGCTAAGTATTTTACTATCCATTTATTTGTCGGTTTTGCTATGTATCTTAAAACAAGTTTTGCACTTGTATTGTATTTTCTTTACACCCGTTGCGGTTGTTCTACGAAGTGAAATAATTAAATCATCGCTTCCACATTCAGGGCAGGAGCCTCTATCTTGTCCGAAGATAACCCCGTAATGTGTTTTTGGTTCTATGTGGTTTTTAAGCGCATTAAATACTTGCTCTAATAACACCACATCTTTTTGGCAATACTTAATCATTTTAGCCATAGCAACTTTGTCCTTATGCAGAACGATGTCCTTCCATAAACTATATTCTGTTTTGATTTTAATGCCAATCCCTAAGTAGTCAGCTATGTAATTTAACTTGTTGCTATTAAATCTAAACTTTTGACGTGCTACTTTTAGCGTGTCGATTGTAACATAAGAAGGGAACATTTCAATCTTATGAAACAAGCAGCGTGTTCTTATCCACGCAAGGTCGAACTTGTCGCCATTATGCCCTACTAATTCCGAAGCCGTGTTTGCTACTTCAATAAAACTTTGTAGCATCTTTTTGTCATTCTGTTTGCTATCCCATTGTAAAAAGTAAACTTCTTTCTCATCTTCCCACTTGTAACAAATACAAATGATAGCACGTTCTTGTATAATGCTTTCGGTAGAGATGTTTAATTTAAAACCAGAAGTCCAAAAGAAACCAAGATTTGGCGAAACTTCAATATCGAAATAGAGACGCTTACGTTTAGATTTGAGCAAGTTGTTTTTTGTCATAATACCTTTTTTTCACCTTTTCTAAGATGCGTTGTTTATTTTGTAAATACCAATCGTGTTTATACTTTACTTTGTCTTTACATCTACCATCTTTATAGGTCGGAATTAATTCAGGTCTATTACAAATATGCATTCCGTGTCTAACTGAATGTCTTATATTTTCTGCTATTGTAACATACTCTAAATTGCTCGGTCTATTATTTGTTTTTACTCCATCTTTGTGATTAACTACATAATCTTTTGGTCTTTCTCCTAAAATAAAATTAGCCACTAAAGAATGAATTGGAAATGTTTTATTATTTAATTTAATAATTAAATAACCATAAGCATTTTCCCATTGTTTTAGTTCTCTACCTTTAGCGTGTTTGGAACTACTAAACACTTTTACTTCTCCTGTTTCTAAGTTTATGCTTATTTCATAATACTTAGGCATCTTAAACGTTTTTATCATATTCTTTGATTTTCTCAAAGATACCAAACTTTATTCATTCAACAATTATTTTTTGCTGAATTTATCTATTGTGGTGTAACCCATAGCAAATAGCGTAAGATACAAGACGGCATCTACCAACTTATCGCTTGGGTGTATTTTTAAGATTATGTTTAAGAACAGGGATATAAAAAGACAAACGCTGCCAAGCATTGCCACTACTCTTTTGTGGCTAATACTGTTGCTTTCGTCTGATAATAAGTTTACTAATATAGTTCTAAAGTTGCTCATATAGTTTAGCTTCAGCCTCTCTCCGCCTCACTAACCCTTTAAGCACAACATTGTTGGCTCGTGTCCACTTCATAAATTCTGCCCTAATGCTTGGGTCTTTAGGGTTTGCGTTTACCTTCCTTAGTAAAGTGCTTCTCCTAAAATTCCCCATACCTACATTAAAAGCAAACGAAACAATCGCAGAAAAATTGTTTGCCGTTACATTTGATTTTACAAGCACATCTACGCCTTTTGCAAAGTCATCGACTATTGCGTTAAAGTAATCTTCTGCTTGTTGCTGCGTAATTACATCGCCCTCTTTTACTTTCGTTCCGTCAGGGTAAAAAGTCAAACCCCAAGAAATAGTCCATAAACCAGCAGGGCATTTGTACGCCTTTAATTTGCAGCCTTCGAACTGCTTTATTAAATCTTTACCCGCTTTGTTTACTTCCATAATCTATTCCAATATGCTAAAATTAACACAATCGCTATTATTAGACCGATTAGAGCCTTCCAAAAGTTATTTGCAGTACTTACCTTGTTTTTATCTACAATCGAAATTTGGGTACTTTCTGTGCGATTAAACGATATCGTGTCTTTTTTAACTAAGCTATTGTCGGTCTGCTTGTCTTTTGTCTGGTATACCCACTTAGTTACGATTTTGGGAACTACTATAATGCTATCCTTTGTTATACGGATTGTATCATAGATAGTAACCTCTTTTGTAAATACTTGCTCTTTTTCTATAATCTTGGTTACGCTATCATAAAAAGTAAGATGCACGGAGTCAATCTTAGTTGTCCCCGTGCTATCAAATCTCTTTTCAAACTTCTTAACCGAAGCGCAAGACGTAAGTAATAAGGCTAAAAGAATTAATCTCATTTAAGCTTTTTGGTCATTTTGTAATAGTATCGAATAGCCATAAGACCTGAAACGATAGCCACCAAACTTGCAATCAATGTGAATAGCGGTTGAATATTGGATAGGCTAATAATAGCACTAAATACACTTACAATAGTTGATTGGTCTGCTTGGTGGTTATTTGCCATTATAGTTCTTCTTCTTCTTGTTTGTTAAATTCTACGCCAGTAACCCAATCTTGTAAGAATGTGAAATTCTCCAAGCCATTAGGGTTAGCCACGTTAATTATTTGGAAATCAAATTCTTTATCATTTAGCGCATCAATATCTTTAGTCAGCTTCTTAATGCCTTCTTTTGAGAATTTGTAATCTCCTTTTTCTGTAAGCACTAAAATACCTTTTTCGTCTACTGAAGCGTTATCTAAGCGAAGTTCCTCAAGTTGTGAGTTGTAATCTTCGTGGTACTTTTTAACCTTCTCATAAACTTTTACAAGCTTCTTAGCTACTTTTGTTTCTTGATTTCCGATTACTGCATTAATGTCCTGCACTAATTGTTTGAGTTGTTTG